ATCTACACTAATTACAGGCAGTGTTAACAAATATGACTCAATCATGGTATATTCCATGCGGTGTCCATATTCACTATTGTCCTTGAGCCTATACCCACACCAAGAAGCAAATGATGACCCAAGTTCACTCATGCCAAACTCATATTTATAGCTACAGTAAGCATTTATGGTAGGGTTGATTTTTTTTCGTTCTAAATTTGGAGTGTTATAATTTCCAGCTGTGTTCAGATTATGTATACAAATTTTATCTATGAATTCTGGAACATATGGAGATGGATTAGTTTCAAGCGACTCACTTAGTCTAGTTACTGACGCGATAGATTTTTCACACCCAATCAATGACAATTCCCAATCATTTAAATATGGTTCTATTCTGGGAATCATCGCCGGATCTTTTATAGAAGACATTCTTCCAATATACATAAAGTGCTTTCTACGATCTTCAAAGCTTTTACGATATTGGTCATACTGATTTGGGAAAACCCAAATAGGATTTTCTATCAATCTATCTGATATGCCGGGATCGACTCTAGTATAAGCTTTTTTAGAAAACCCATCTAAAGACTGTATTACACCAATATCAGCCATGGAAAAAAGTTCGGCCATTTGTGGAACAGCGTTGATGTTTGTTTTTGTGATAGAGTGATCGTGAATAACGACAATTGGATTTTTGATTTTAGTAACAAATTCACGATACCGATCTACATATGCAAATTGCTTTCTTGTTGGATGTGAATGAAATATTGCAATATCACAAGAATCTACTATAGTTGCAATTGAATCAATTTCTTGTTGAAGCGAAGTTTCTTCTATGGTATAAAGCGGGCCTTTCCAAATGGTATATTTAGCCCTAGCAAATTTTTGTCCATTGTTAAATGCAACAACAATTGTATCATGCCCGTTTTTTCTCAGCCAATCTTCATATATGTGAGCACCCTTAGTAACACCGCAGCCATCTATTCCTTTACCAAATATAAAAGCTATTTTCAATCAAACTTCCCCTCAAAAATCAATAAAACTAAAATCTATCCCAGTTTCGGTGAAAAACCCCATGCTAGTATACCAAGAGTCTCGCCATTTTTCTGGCATAACTTGGTTCAACATAACAACTCGTTTGATGCCGACTTGGATAATGCCTTTAGCGCACTCAGAACAAGTTGGCAATCCATATACATACAATGTGGTACCATCTAGTGATGTGCCATTATACGTTGCATTATAGATCGCATTCATTTCGGCATGTACGATGTATTTATACTTGGTTTCTCGGTCATTAAGTCGTAGAGGGTCATCTTTTAATCCTCTAGGAAAACCATTCCAACCACTAGAAACAATTATCTTTTTGGCGTTAACAATAACAGCACCAATTTTGCTTGATGGATCTTGTGACCACGTTGAAGTAAGCTTAGCTACTTCCATGAATCGATGATCCCATTTAGCTTGATCTATCATGATTTTTTCGAATCTTTAATTAAGTCAAAGTGACGAGAATATATATGAAGTGACCCAGCATGCCAAATAATATCACCAACTGAACATCCGACATCTCTTGAGACAGATTCTAAAATGTATTTATGCCAAGCTAGATCATTTTTATATCCAAAAATAGCATCAGAACTTCTCATTTGTACTATAGCGTGTACTCTATTATCTCTAATAAGATACTGCACTGCATTAGTACACATAAAATCTGATCGGCCATTTTTGTTAAAATCGAGCCACATCTGAGGCCGTGTATAGATCATAATTGCTCGTCGGCTATCTCGATTGCTTTTCAATTCAGCTATACAATGATCATACTGACTGTAATTATCTTTGTGCCAGATTGCCCATCCGTAATTTGAATTTATAAACCCGTTAGGATCAGCAACAGCAGCCCAGATCTGAGGAGTATTTCCCGGAATATCGTTAACGTTCAGTGACATCGATTTATACCAAGTGAGTTCACGATTTACGTAATCAGAATTGACTACGCCAAAAATAGTGCTCTCATCTGCAATAAAACTAGTACCGATAATTTCAACAGTTTGTACGCCAGTTTTATCAGTAACGAAGTCGCCTCTTTTTAGTTTGTCACAAAATAAATTTCGAATATCCGCAACCTTAAACTGGTTCACCTTCTACTCCTCTTAAAAATCTCGTCACTGATCCATACGTATTTTGAAACCCACCATTTTTGGTTATATTGATACGAAGTTTATTTGGAATAATAGAAGTATTATATGCTACATCAAACAACTCTCCAACTTGAGAGTATTCATTGGCAGATTTTTCAATTGATTTGTTGTCATCTCGTTCTGCAATTGATACTGAATCGTCGGTCAATAATACTAATGCGATTTTATCATTGCTGTGAACGAGGCGTTTTTCAATACCATAAATGTTATCCGGATAAGCTCCACGATATTTTTGACCATAAACAATAGCACCTAAGTGAAACCGATCAAAAATGATGTCATATCCATCGGATAGTAGCATATAACTGGTATCTAAGAGACTAGAATAATGATTTATTTCCCACAAGTTCGGATCTTCCACTAACGGGGGAGATGATGAATGATGAACTAGGATGCGAGGGTTGACAAAATATTTTTTACGTAAGTTTTCAATGAGTGTCGTTTTACCACATCGGTCCATACCTTCAATAATAAGAATCATAAATGCTCCTATTCAAAGAAATTTCTTCAATACAAAATTCTCCCAAAAATGATTTTTTCATCTGGTTGGCTTTAAGTTCTGCCTGTTCTTTGGTACTAAATGTTCCAACATTATGCCAGAAATAATCAAGTGGCGAACTTCTTCGCCAAACTTGATACACGTTTTCTTCAATCAAATTTCATATACTCACTAAACCAACTCGTTAATGTTGAGTACACGAGTATTGATGCAATAATCATTTGCCGGATGAAGACGTTTCAGTTCACTCAGATGCTTTTTGGCTACATTAAGATCATAATATAGACCCAAAATATTTGAGTCGGACTTCATCTGAGTAAGGCAGTAAACTTCAGTGTTCATCATGTTTCCTTTCCTTCTAGTTGATTATAACACAACTAAATAAAATGTCAACTGATTGTTTAGTGTATTTGTGTTTCTTCTCAAGAAGATTTTTGTAGGAGTCTTTCAGTCAAAAAGATCTTCGAACATCAAAAAACTTACCACCTGGTAGTAAGTTTTACTTAGCAAAATTGTGAAAATAGACAAGAAGCTCTTTTTCAACCTTAGACAATTTCTTGACATCAAAGATTTCTTTGCTCGCAACTTTATCAGCAAGCCGAGCAAGAGCATTTGCGATAACATCATTCTTATGAGTCCGTGCCATCTCAGACAGCCCAAACGAAAGCTTTGCATTTTCAGTCGCAAACTTCATATTTTCAAACCGCATTTGTTTTCCCTTTCCTTATACTATAAATATAGTACTTATGGAGTCAAATGTCAATAGGCAAAATCACGTTTTCAAAATATTTTACGAAAAATATTCATGATCAGACGTAATAGTTTCAGCCTCAAGGTAAGAAACCCAATGTCAAGCACATAACAAGAAGTGATCACTGAACTGATCACTTCAGCTTCAGGCCTGCTTGTTCTTAATGACGTCACGAGCATACCAGTAAGCAAATTTGGGGTTAGTCTTGATGGCCGCTTCAGCTTCAGGCCAACGACCTTTGATAACATAGAATGCATACCAGTAGGCTAATTCGGGATTAAGCTTAATGTGTGCTTCAGCTTCATGCCACCGCGCCTTGAAAACGTCACGAGCATATTCGTAAGCCCAGAATGCGTTAGTAATATACTTTGCTTCAGCTTCAGGCCAACGACCTTTAATAATGTCACGAGCATACTTGTAAGCAAAGTATGGATCATTCAAGATGATCTTTTCACCTTCAGGCCAACTGTCCCTAACTTCACGAACATGCTTACTAGCATACTTGTAAGCAACTTCAGGAGTCATTTTTTCCGCCATTTTGTATCCTTTCTTTATACGTACATATATATATCGTCAAATGTCAATAGACAATATCACGTTTTCAGAACATTTTTACGATACCAATAAGCCCATTTGGGATCATTCAAGATAATCTCTTCGCCTTCAGGCCAATGACCCTTAATGACATCAAACACATACCAACTAGCCCAACTTGGGCTAGTCTCAATGATCTCTTCAGCTACAAACAGTCGACCTTTGATAATGCATACCAATAAGTAGTTTTAGTGACTATTTT